CCTCAGGTTCAAGTTCATGGATTTCTGTTGTAAACAGATCCATAACCGGATCAATCACATCCTGTTCTTACAGTTCAGACTTTAAAGGAGGGTTGGTATTTAATAACCAGAGTGCCTCTGTTCAATTTCCCGGTACACTAGCAAATTACGGTACCGGATCATTTACTGTTGAGATGGCATTTAGACCGGACCAAATTAATGGGATACATTATCTGGTTTCTAAAAATTCCGGTTCATTCCCAAATTGGGGAGTTTACTTGTCAGGGTCTGCCGGGTCAGGAAAATTATTTTCTTTTTATAATATTAGTTCTACGGTTTCATGTTCGGTGTCTTCATCGAGTACTTTTGTGACTGGATCTAATTATTTTGTTGATGTTCAATTTCAACCTTCAATACAATATATCCTTAGTATAGTAAATAATACTAGTTTTTCAGAAGGGGTAAGCAACGGTATTGGATCTCTCAGTAACACCGGTTCTTTCTTAGTAGGAAACACTCCAACTAATACACAAGCATTCTCAGGTTCGTTGTATACCTTAAAAACATATGCATCGGCAGTTTACACCCTTAAAAATTACCTTAGTATAAGCACTAGACTACAACTCCCTGTTATCCCCAGTACTATCCCTAATGCTCTATCCTCAGCAAACGTTTTAATAGTTGCAGGTGGCGGAGGCGGAAACCAAGATGTTAGCGGTGGTGGTGGAGCTGGCGGCTTACTGAACCTTAACCTAGCAATAACCCCAGGAACCTACACAGTTTTTGTAGGAGATGGCGGAGCTAGTGGCGTTAATGGTCAAACTTCATCTTTCAGCAACTATAGTGCTTCAGGAGGTGGAAGAGGCGGTAGCCCCTTCGGTGCTGCTGGTAATGGAGGCTCTGGTGGCGGTGGTGGTTATCTTAGTGCAACCTCAGGGTCAGGAATCGCAGGGCAAGGTAGTAGCGGAGGTACTTCTGCGGCAGGTTTCGCAACTGCCGGTGGTGGTGGTGCTGGATCTGCAGGAGGAAATCATAATGCTGCCAGCGGAGCAGGTTTTGGAGGATCAGGTTCGTTCTACCCTCAATTTGTTAGCATTGGTGGATCACCAGCAGGATGGTTTGCAGGTGGTGGTGGTGGTGGATATCTTCCATCTAATGCCACTAACGGTGGTATTGGTGGTGGAGGTGGTGGAGGTGTAGGATCTGTCGGTACAGGGCGTACAGGATCTAGAAACACCGGAGGAGGTGGAGGTGGAGGAAGTGACGGAAATGGTATAGGAGGTAAAGGTGGATCTGGAGTAGTAATTATTAGATACCCAGGCTCCCCAGTGGCAACCGGCGGAACTATTACTACTATAGATTATTTCACATATCATACCTTTACGGCCACAGGATCTTCGACATTCACTGTACTCTAATATTTATACGTAAATGGCAAACATATTATCAAAATCAGGTATACTAAACGGACAGACTATTCAAGTAGGTCACGTAACACAGTCTATAGATGCTTTCACAGGTACAACCGCTTATGATATTACTTTATCTGGTTCTTTAACTTTAACCGGTTCTGTAGCATCTTTAAATGGATTTACGGGAAGTGTTTTAGGTACATCATCTTGGGCAATTAATTCCCTTACATCAAATACATCAACATCATCTTCATATGCCGCAACAGCATCGTATATAACATTAGCTCAAACCGCTTCATATATTGTTACGGCTCAAACGGCATCGTATGTACTAAACGCTATAAGCGCATCATATGTTAAAAATGCTGTGACAGCATCGTATGTTTTAAACGCTGTATCTTCATCTTATGCTTTAAGTAGTTCTTATGCTTTACAATCAACAAACGCTACTCAAGCTACTTCTGCTACATCAGCTTTAAAAACTACAGGTCAATACTATCCTTCAAGTTCTGCATTGTTTACAACAAGTACTTTAGGTTTTATTGCCGGATCAGATACTTTATCGGCAGGTAATTCTGCTATTTTTGCTCCATCAGAAATCACAGGTAAGAAATTCATGGATGAATTCTGGGTTACAGTAACTAAAGCATCAGGTTCAACATCACCTGGAGCTATTGGAGTAATATATGTTGAATCTCCTGGTTTAGGTACATTTAGGGTTAAAGAATCAGGTGCTTCTAGTAATGATGATTTTTGCTTTAATGTAATGTATCTTAAACCTTAAGGTACAGATCATATATTTATTATTGCGAAATGTTTTGTTTAATTAAGTTATAATGTTTAACTTTTGAATTTTTTTAACATATTTATAACAAAACATAAAAACAATGGCAGAAATACTTTTATCTCCTGGTGTCTTAGCAAGAGAAAATGATCTATCACAGATCACAAATGCTCCCGCCCCAATAGGAGCCTCTATTATTGGTCCTACTGTTAAAGGTCAACCAAATATTCCACTTAAAGTTACAAGCTTTTCAGAATATTTAACATACTTTGGTGGTAGTTTCATAAGTGGTTCAAGCAATCAATACACTTATTTTACTTCAACAGCAGCTTACAACTACTTTCAAAGTGGTGGTACTAGTTTATGGGTAACAAGAGTAGCAAGTGGTTCATTCACTGCAGCTACTTCTTCATTTATCTCAGGTAGTACAGCAGGTGCGGTTGCGAGTGGTAGTGTTTTCCAATTATCAACTATTAGTTTTGGAGCTGATCAAAACAGTTCAAGTTCATTAGATGCTAGTGGATCTTTATCAAACGGAACTAGTGATAATGTTAGATTCGAAATCGTTTCTCCAAACACAGCTTCTGGAACTTTCTCATTACTAGTTAGACAAGGTAACGATAACAGTAATAGTAAAGTTGTTTTAGAAACTTGGACTGGTTTATCATTAGATCCTACTCAACCAAATTATATTGAAAAAGCAATCGGTAACCAAACATTTACTTTAGGTACTGGTTCTTCAGGCAATGTAGAATATGTAAAAGTTAGTGGTAACTATCCTAACAAGAGTAGATACATAACTGTATCGGCTGTTAATTCTAAAACTCCAAATTATTTTGATAACAATGGAGTAGCTAAAACACAGTTTACAGCATACATCCCCGTAACACAAAGTGGTGTTGTAGGAGGTGCTACAGGTACTTTAGTAAAAGGTGGAGATGCTTATTACCAAAACATCAGTAACTCAAATATTCAAGGTTTAAGTGCATCTGATTACTCATCTTCAATTAGCTTAATGGCAAATTCCGACGAATATCAATATAATGTTATTGCTGTTCCTGGTTTATGTTATGCTGCTTCTGCTCACAAAACTCAATTAGTAAATTTAATTACAAATACTCAAAACAGAGGAGATGCTATTGCAGTAATTGATTCTGAATTATTTAACAGCTCAGTTAATGGAGCTACTGGTACAGCAAATACAATTGATTCTTCATATGCAGCTACTTACTGGCCTTGGGTACAAACAGTTGATCCTATTACAAGTGAATTAACTTGGGTTCCAGCCTCTACTATGATTCCTGCCGTTTATATAAATAACGACAACATTGCTGCTCCTTGGTTTGCTCCAGCTGGTTTAAATAGAGGTGGTTTAATTAATGCTATCAGTGCTGAAAAGAAATTAACAAATAACGATAGAGATACTTTGTATCAAAACAACGTTAACCCAATTGCTACTTTTCCTGGAACAGGTGTTGTAGTATTTGGTCAAAAAACATTACAAAGACAAGCATCAGCTTTAGATCGTGTAAATGTTCGTCGTTTGTTGATTGCCTTGAAGTCAAGGATTAGTGATATTGCTAAAACATTAGTATTTGAGCAAAACACAATAGCTACTCGTAATAGTTTCTTAGCTCAAGTTAATCCTTACTTAGAATCAGTACAACAACAACAAGGTTTATATGCTTTTAAAGTAGTGATGGATGATTCAAACAATACTCCAGATGTTGTAGACAGAAACCAATTAGTAGGTGCTATTTATTTGCAACCAACTAAAACTGCCGAATACATTTACTTGGATTTTAATGTTTTACCTACAGGAGCTACTTTCCCAGCATAATTTTTTAAAAACAGAATATTTATAACAAAACAAAATAAATAAAATGGCAATCTTAGATCCAAACGAAATATTTTTCACCGCTTTTGAACCAAAACAAAAGAATAGATTCATCCTTTATGTGGATGGTATCCCTGCTTATTTGATTAAAGGTGTGAGTGGTATGGGTTTTTCACAAGAAGAAATTGTGTTAAACCATATAAACGTTTACCGTAAAATTAAAGGTAAATTGAAATGGAACGATTTAACTTTAACCTTGTTTGATCCTATCACCCCTTCAGGTGCTCAAGCAACAATGGAATGGGTTCGTTTACACCACGAATCAGTAACGGGTCGTGATGGTTATTCTGATATGTACAAGAAAGACTTAACAATCAATGTATTAGGTCCTGTTGGTGATATAGTTTCAGAATGGGTAGTAAAAGGAGCCTTTATTAAATCAGCAGATTTCGGTGAATATAACTGGGATACAGAAGCTGAAGCACAAAATATTTCTATGGTATTAGGAATGGATTACTGTGTATTGAATTTCTAATTAAAAATAAAAACAAATTTAAAGAAGCTCGCGAGAAATTGCGAGCTTCCTTATTTTTCATATATTTATACGGGACAACAAAGTTATAACTAATTATCTATGGAAGAAAATAAATTCAAATTCCCTACCGAAATGGTAGATTTACCTTCAAAAGGTCTATTGTATCCTGAAGGACATGCTTTATCCTCTGGTCAAATTGAAATGAAATACATGACCGCTAAAGAAGAAGACATCTTAACAAACCAAAACTACATTAAACAAGGAGTAGTAATTGACAAATTACTTCAATCTCTTATTGTTACTAAATTTGATTTTGATGATCTATTAGTAGGAGATAAAAATGCTATTATGATAGCGGCTCGTGTTTTAGGTTATGGTAAAGATTATTCCTTCAATTATGAAAATGAAGAAATCACAGTAGATTTATCTGAATTACTTTCTACTTCATTAGATGAATCTATAGTAACTAAAGGAATTAATTCTTTTAATTATACATTACCTTCAACAGGTACAGAAATTACCTATAAGTTATTAACAGGTAAAGATGAAAAAGTAATTGATAACGAAGTAAAGGGTCTTAAACGCATTAACAAAAATATTTCACCTGAGTTATCAACAAAATTAAAACATCAAATTATAGCCGTTAATGGTGATGAAGATAAAAAATCTATTCGTGATTTTGTAGACAATTATTTCTTAGCAAAAGATTCAGCTGCTTTTAGAACCCACATCAAACAAACAAGTCCTGATATTAAAATGACCTTTATACACAATGGATCTAATGGTGAAGAGGAGGTTACCATTCCATTACAGATCCAGTTTTTTTGGCCTGACGCAAGAGTATAGGTTTAATTTATTTAGACAAATACATGAGATAGTATTTCATGGACGAGGTGGGTATAATTATGAAACTATTTATAATATGCCTATTTGGTTAAGAAATATTACTCACCGATTTATAAGTGAGTCTATAAACCAAGAAAATGAAGCACAACAAAAAGCAAATAAGGGTTCTTCAAACAGTAAAGGTAAAAGTAATTCAACAACTAATATAGATTTAAATAATTCTTCACAGGGCATCAAAAAATGATGCCCTTTAATATTTATTACATATGGCTGAACCAAGCAAAAAATCCTTAAGTGAACAACTAGATCTAGCAACACAGCTTGCAGATCAGATGAAGTTCATCCTTAAATTAACTAAGGAAAAAGGAGAGCTAGATAGTTTAAGTGCCTCTTTATCTAAAGAAGTAGTTAAAAATACTCAAGCAATTTCTAAATCCTTTGAATCTGCTAAAGATGTTGGAAAGGAAATTATTAAAAACCAAGACCTTCAAAATAAATTAGCTTTACAAAGAGAAACTTTAGAAAAAAATATTGGTAACGAAGGTAAAAAAGCAGTTCAATTTATTCGAAACCAAGAAGCAGGTTTAGCTAAAGACACTAAAAAATTACAAGATTTAAGATCTAAAGGTTTAAATGATGAGGCAAATAAATTAGCTAAAAATTTAATTTCTCGTAATAAATCATTAGCTACCCAAATGCAAAATCTTTCAGTTGAAGAAAAACAATATATGATTTTGGGGCAACAATCTCAAATTTTATCTCAAAACTTAGAGTATTTAGCAGAGGAATTAGATTTACAATTAGAAATAGCAGCCGAACAAGAAAGACGAAATAAAAATCTACTTAAATCTCAAAGTTTATTCACCGCAGCTCTTAGTGGAACTAGTAATGCTCTTAATAAATTAGGATATGGTGATTTAAGTAGAAAATTAGGATTAGATGATGCTGCTGAAAAAGCTAAAGAAATGACTCATACTTTAACTGATGGTGGTAATAAATCATTAGGTTTATTTGGTAAAATGAGAGTAGGAGTTGCCTCTTTCGGCGCTGCTTTAAAATCAGCTTTAGGTCCTTTAGCAATAGCTGGTTTACTTATGAGTTTATTTAATAAAGCAAAAGAAGCAGCAAAAGAAGCAGCAGAA